GAGGAGAACTGCGTCATCCCCGACGGCGACCGCCTTGGGGAGCCGTATCTCCTCACGGACGAGATGTGGAACTTCCTCGTCTGGCACTACCGCCTCAAGACGGAGGCCGTGGACGAGGAGTGGCAGTCGGCATGGGCCTACCGCCGTTCCCTGCTGGTCCGTCCGCAGAAATGGGGCAAGGGCCCGCTGACCGCCGCCATGATCTGCGCGGAGGCCGTCGGCCCGGTCCGTTTCGGCGGCTGGGACGCGGACGGCGAGCCTGTCGGCATGCCGTGGGCCACGCCGTGGATTCAGGTCACCGCAACGTCCGAGGACCAGACCGACAACGTCTACCGGGCGCTCACCCCGATGATCGAGGAAGGGCCGCTCGCGGATCTGATCCCGGACACCGGCGAGACCCGTATCAACGTGCCAGGCGGCGGCCTCATCGAGCCCGTCACCAGTTCCCGGAACGCCCGCCTCGGACAGCGCATCACCTTCGCGGTACAGGACGAGACCCACTGCTGGGTCGAGTCCAACGGCGGCTGGACGATCGCCACCACGCAGCGACGGAACCTCTCCGGTACCGGAGGCCGTGCGGTGGAGACCACGAACGCGTGGGACCCATCCGAGCAGTCGGTGGCGCAGCGCACCAGCGAGGCCAAGGCGAAGGACATCTACCGCGATCACCGGATGGCGCCTCCGGCGTCGCTGGCGAACAAGGCGGAGCGTCGCAAGGCGCTGCGGGTGGCGTATGGGGATTCGGCGAAGAAGCCGTTCGGCTGGGTGTCGATCGACCGTATCGACGCCGAGATGCTGGAGATCGCCGAGACCGACCCGGCACAAGCGGAGCGGTACTACCTGAACCGCATCGTGGCCGGCACCGGAGCCTGGATCGACAAGGACCGCTGGGACGGCCGGGCCCTACCCCAGACGGTCGCACCGAAGACCCGCGTGGCTCTCGGCTTCGACGGCAGCGACGTCGACGACTGGACCGGGATCCGCCTGGAGACCCTGACCGGCTTCCAGTTCACGCCCACCTACGGGCCCGACCGGCGACCGACGATCTGGGACCCGGCCGACTGGGACGGACAGGTGCCGCGCCTTGAAGTCGACGCGGCGATGGACGAGGCTACTTCGACCCGCCGTACTGGGAGACCGAGGTCGACGTCTGGGCCGACCGGTACGGAGAGAAGCGGGTGGTGCGCTGGTACACCGCGCGCACCACTCAAGCCCATGCGGCAGCCGAGCGGCTCGTCACCGACGTGAACAAGAAGGACAGCACCTTCACACACGACGGCTGCCCCATCACCTCGGTGCACGTCAGCAACGCGCGCAAGGCCGCCCGCCCCTCGAACCGCTACGTGCTCCGCAAGGCATCCGTGGCCCAGAAGATCGACCTCGGCATGTGTGCGCTCCTCGCCCACGAAGCGGCCGGCGACGCGATCGCGGCAGGACAGGCGGAGCCGCCGCCCACCTACTACGCCTACACGGCTTGAGAGGGGGTGCGCGTGGCTACAGAGGAACAAGCCCGTCGCCTGGTAGATGTGCTGGCGACCGAGCTGACGTCCCGGTCGGGTGCAGTGCTCCGGCACGACAACTACTACCGGGGCAAGCACCCGCTGCGGTTCGCCTCGGACGAGTTCCGCAAGTACTGCGCCGACCGGTACGCCGGGTTCTCGGACAACTGGGTGCAGCCCGTTGCCGACTCACCAGTGGAGCGGCTGACGGTCACAGGGGTGCAAGCGCCGGGCGAGGTGAAGGCGGACGCCGATCTGTGGGGCGTGTGGCAGCGCAACGGCCTGGACGCCGACTCCCAGCTCGGGTTCCTCGGGGCGGGCAACGGGGCCCGGTGCTTCGTGCTGGTGTGGGGCGACCCGGACGACGAGGACACCCCGTGCGTCACCTTCGAGGACGCCTCGTCGGCGGTCGTGCAGTACATGCCCGGTTCCCGGCGTAAGCGGCGCGCGGCGCTGAAGATGTGGCAGGACGGGTTCAGCGAGTACGCCACCCTCTACCTGCCGGACGAGGTGTGGAAGTTCGAGCGGTCCCTGTCCGCCGGCCAGAAGAAATCGCCGCAGATGGCGGAGGCCGACGCGGTGGTCGACTCCTGGACGCCGCGCGAGACGGGCGACGAGCCGAACCCGCAGCCCAACCCCCTGGGCGTCGTGCCGATGGTGGAGCTGCCGAACCGGCCGCTGCTGGCGTCCGAGCCCGTCTCCGACGTGGCCGGTGTGATCGCCATGCAGGATGCGATCAACCTGCTGTGGGCGATGCTGTTCACGAACGCCGACTACGCCTCCCTGACGCAGCGCATCGTGACCGGCGCCGAGGTGCCGAAGATTCCGGTCCTCGACGCGAACGGGCAGAAGGTCGGCGAGAAGCCGATCGACCTGAAGAAGTTCGTCACCGACCGCATCCTGTGGTTGGAGAGCCCTGACGCGAAGATCGATTCGTGGCCCGCTGCCCAGCTCACCGCGTACACCGAGGTCATTGAGGTGTGCGTCGGGCACATCGCCGCTCAGACCCGCACCCCCCAGCACTACCTGGTCGGGAAGATGGCCAACCTGTCCGGGGATGCGCTGATCGCGGCGGAGACGGGTCTGGTGAAGCGGACCGAGGAGAAGCAGCTGTGGTTCGGGCAGGCGCTGCGCGAGGTGTTCCAGCTGATCTGCCTGGCCCGTGGGGAGGACGACAAGGGCAAGGCCCTGGCCGGCGGATCTGTGCTGTGGAAGGACCCGCAGAGCCGGAACCTGGCTCAGCTCACCGACTCGCTGCTGAAGCTGAAACAGATCGGCTTCCCCTTCGAGTGGCTGGCGCTCCGGTTCGGACTGACGCCGACCGAGGTCACCACGCTGATGGACATGCGGCAGCGGGAAACCGAACTCGATCCGGTCGCGGCCATCATGGGCGGTGGCGGCCTCAACTCGCCGCCCCCTGACCCGGCTCCGGCCGATGCGGGTGTCCCGTGACGTCTCCGCTCGCCCTGGCGCAGCGGCACCTTGCGCAGCAGCGGCGCATCGCGGTGTCGTCGATGGCCGCGGCGCTGCGCGAGTGGGGGCTGCTGGACGAGCGCGACCTCCGGGCTTCCTGGAGCCGTGTCGGGCCCCGGCTGGTCACGGTGCTCAGCGCCGGGCAGCTGGCGGCAGCACGCGGGGCGAACGAGTACGTCAGCGCCGTCGCCCAGGCCGAAGGCGCCGACGACGGTCCGGCGGGCGAGGGCATCGTCAATCCTGCCGCGTTCGCCGGGGTCGCGGCCGACGGCCGCAGCCTGGACACCCTGATGCTGAGGCCCCTGATCACCACCTTCCAGGCCATCGGGGGCGGAGCCAGTCCGCAGCAGGCGATGGGCGCCGGGCGCGGGCTGCTGGCCACGATCATGCGGTCGGAGGTCGCCGACGCAGGCCGGGGAGCGGTCGGCGTCGGTATCACCGGGCGCCGCACGATTCAGGGCTACGTGCGCGTTGTCCAGTCGCCGGCCTGCGCCCGTTGCGTGATCTTGGCCGGAGTCGAGTACGGCTGGAACAAGGGCTTCCAGCGGCACCCGCGGTGCGACTGCATCCACCTGCCGACCACGCTCATCGCCCGCAACCAGCACCGCGGGGGGCTGCGCGGGGACAGTTTCTCGCCCAACACCCGCCCGGGCGCCGCCGCCCGCGGCTTCCTCGACCCGCGCGCCTACTTCGACGGCCTGTCCGCAGCCGAGCAGGACCGCATCTTCACGGCGGCCGGCGCCCGCGCGATCCGCGAGGGCGCCGACATGAACCAGATCGTCAACGCCCGGCGCGGCATGTACACCGCCGACGCCTACGGCCGCCGTGTGGCCGCCACCCGCGAGGGCACCACCCGGCGAGGCCTGTTCTACCGGCAGGAACGGGCCCTGGCCGAACGGCGGACCGGGCAGCGCTTCGCCCGCGACCGCATCGGGGCCCGGCAGGGACTGCCCGCCTTCCAGCTGCGCACACCGCGCCTGCTGCCCGAAGAGATCTACCGGCTCGCCGAGGACCGCGAGGACGCGATCCGCATGCTCCGGCGCTTCGGCTACCTCACCTGACCAGGCGCAACGCCCGGTCCCCACACCCGCAATGGGAGCACATCATGGCCCTGTCCACCCTGCCCCGACGTGCCCGCGGCCACGCTGCGGGCTGGTCCCACCCCTACCCGCCCGGCCCGTGGTCGCCCGTCTTCTACGGCGACGGCGACGACGGCTCGGACGACGACCAGGACGTCGACGACGACGGAGGGGACGACGACGCCGACCAGGACGGCGACGACGAGGGGGACGACGGGGACGCAGACCCGGAAGGCGCCGACCAGCTCGGCGACCCCGGCAAAAAGGCCCTGGCCTCCATGAAGGACAAGTTGCGCAAGGAGCGCGAGCGGCGCAAGGCCGCCGAGTCCGAGCGCGACCAGCTCAAGAGCGGCAGCGGGGACGACAACGACCCCGGGCGGATCCGCAGCGAGGCCGACCGGGCGGCAACCGCCCGGGCCAACGAGCGCATCGTCCGCTCGGAGGTCCGCGCGGCCGCGGCGGGCAAGCTCACCAAC